CAACCATCTTGAACAATCCTGGGATGTGGTCTGTAGCGTCCCCTGTGAGCATTTGCTTATAGAAGAACGTGTCTGCGCTCTCTGGCGATACCATGTATACGCCTCCCTTCTTCCAGTTGTAGTGATGACCCTCGATACCGTTTAGATCCTTGTCTAGTGTTGCGATACCGTGGCCGTGCTGTACGGCACCAATGCCTAACAGGTCGTCCGCCTCTTCGTTCTCCGACACGACAGCGCCCATGTGCTCGATCAGGTACTCTTTGATCGCTTTGATGTGACGTGGCTTACGGGCGTCCTTGCGGTTGCCTTTGTAAGGGTAGTCAGGGTGGGCGTAGTCGTTGCGGTAGTTGGTGGGGCCGGTGAGGTAAACTATCCCCTCCTTGGCCCCACAGTCGTCGAGGATGCGCTGTATCATTACCCGCGTAGAATGCAAGGCGAACGATACAGGGTCATCCTCAGAGGCGAACCCGACACTGTAGCAGATGATGTCCCCATCGACTCCCCATGTGTCGGGCCGTTTCATTAGAGCGCGTCGTCGAGTGAAGGTGCTCCGGTGCCTTCTTCTGGCTCGACCAACTTGTCGATCACCATGAACTGCAACCGTGCAGATACACCAGAACGTCCACCCATCTTCCACTCGATTGGCTTGAGCGCCGCGCGGACTACTGAGCCGTAACCTACGCGCTCTGTCATGCCCTCGAAGCTGTTGCCGTCAACATCCTTGGGGATGATGGGGAACTTAGACTTGCAGGTAATGAAGTTACCGCGCTCGTACTTGTCGCCGTCCTTGAAGCTGACCTTGATGCCAAGCTCTTCCAGCTTCTCTACTGCCGCGTCGGACAGGTTAGCGAGCTGTACGGTGTACTTGCCTGCCATGCTGTCCTCACGCTCAAGGTTAGGGAATGCGATAGTTGCGCGGATTGTTGCTGATTCATTGTTAACCATAATGTTTTCCTTTAAAAGTTATCCGATTAGTCGGGCTTTGTTAATGCCCACTTACATAGTAGCGGGCGTGTGGGTTGGTGTCAATGGGTTTCGGCCCATGTGTCACCGATCATGTACTCACCTTCCAAGGGGCACCGCATCTCGTACTGACGACCGGCCTCTCGTATGGCATTCCGAAAGACTACACCGACGCGCTCGGCATACTCCTCCGGTACTTCGACTTGGTACTCATCATGCACTTGAGCGACTAGCTTGTAGGGGTAGCGGTAGGCCGCTAACTTGTCTACAGCGATCACCAAGGCGCGCTTCATAACCAAGGCACCAGCAGATTGAAGCAGGGAGTTAAGAGCGGCGTGCTCCGAACGTACCCGTATCCGTCTGCCGTCCAGCGCCGGTACAGTACCCGACGATGCTATGCGCTGGACTTTGAGCAGAAGCGCTCGTAGTGCGGGGAGAGACTTAAGGAACTTAGCCTTGAGCTTAGCGCCCTCCTTGGCACCCCCACCAACGATGCTTCCGATCTTGGCGTCACCAGCACCGTACAAGAAAGCGTAGATGAAGGTCTTGGCGTCGTTACGTGACGGCAGACCTGCGGCCTCTTGGTTGTAGGTGTGGATGTCGCCGTGAAGGATCAGGTCCGTGTAGTCGCTGTCCTTCATGTAGTGGGCTAGCATACGAAGCTCTAAACCGCTCGCGTCGATGCCGACCAACTTGTGCCCGTCTGGGACGGTAAAGCAGGCCCTGTACGTTCCCTCGCTAGGGATCTGAGCCATGTTAGGGGATGAGTGAGTCATGCGGCCCGTAACGGCACCGTTTGTGTTCACACGTCCGTGGATGCGTCCGTCGTCCTTGACAGAATCGATCCAACTCTTGAGCATGCCGACGCGCTTCTGCATCGTCATGTAGTCCAACACCTTGGCGGCCTCTGGCACATGAGCGTTAGCCGCGAGGGTCTTGTCGTTGACGACGGGCTTACCCGTAGGGGTCTCCTCCGTCCACTTGGCACCCTTGTCGGCTAACCGCTCCGCTACTTGTTGGCGACTGCCTACGTTGAACACAGTCACCTTGTCTTTCAGTCGCTTGCCTGTCTTCTCGGACCAACGCTCTTCGACGATGGGCGGGAAGATGTGCTGAAGCTCAGCGGTGATTAGCCGCATGGCCCCGTCTAGCTCGCTGTAGATGTCGCAGGCGCGTTGCCAGTCGAGCATGAAGCCGTTGCGCTCTTGCACCGCTGTGATCTCTGCGACACGTAGCTCTAGCTTGCGGCTGTAGTCTGAGAAGCCCTCATCGTCCAGAAGGCCGACGATGTGCTCGTACACGTCGTAGGTAGCACGGCAGTCTGCGAGACAGTAGTCGATCATCTCCTGCGTCAGGCCCTTGTCGAAGTCTGCCGCCGCGAACTCATCCTTGAGTCGCTGACCGGCACGTAGAGCCCACTGCTTGAGAGAGTGGCCACCCTCAATGCTCGGGTCGTAAAGGCGACCAAGCAGTAAGGTGTCGATGATCTCTAAGCCGCGGGGCTCCCAACCCCATATCTCATACAGCCTCGGAAGGTCGAACCCCACCCCGTTGTGCATAATCAACGAAGTCGTCCCAAGCCGCTCCAGCGTTGCGGTTAGTTCCTCCGCTGAATACACCGCGATACTTTCGCCGCGTTCGTCGTAGATACCGACTACCCAGATATGGTCCCACTTTAGATTGGTCTCTATGTCCAGCACTGCTCTCATTCAGATCCTCCTCGACCCTACTTGTTTGTTGTTCTAGCACCAAGGCACCTATGCGGCTCATTCGTCCACCATCATCGCTTGCCGCTCTAGCTTGCGGATACGCGCCCGTAGATTATCGTTACTGGATTTGCGTATACAGGCACAAGCGACCCACACGAACACCCACACGCCAGTGATTAGCGTAAGGATTAAGTGTAGTAGGTGCATGTTCCCTTTGATCTTACTCTCTAGATCATTTGCTTCCAGTAGTAGTTGCGTTTTTGCTTGCATCGTTATGTCCTTTTTTAGTTCCGAATATCTTGTCCCAGTTGCTGGCAAACTTCTTGCTGTCTGTTGCCCGCTGGCTGGAGCCTTTACCGCCTTCACCAGTTAGTTGCTTCTTCATAGTTGCAGGTCTAACTGAGCCGTCTCGAAAGACAGACCAAGGATTGCCCTAGAGCGCCCGCTTGATGTGTCCACACCAACCTCGTCGATAGCTCCCATTTCTAGGAGTTCTTTGACTCTGCCGGTGATCTCGTTGATCGGCTTGTCCATTATGCGGCTAATGTCCTGTCGTGTCACTGCTTTATTGCGAATGATTACGTCTAGGACGTCGCGGCGCTTGCCTTTGATGGTGTTGACCATCTCGTTATAAGCGTTTAAAGAATTACTGTGCATAAAGCCTCCTAGTCAAATGCCATAAGTAATGCGCTTATTGCAGGCACGTTAGGGTCGTTTACTCGGTATTCATAAGAGAAGTGCGACAGCCTTAGGGCATTCACATAGTACCTCTCTTCGAACGCTTGATAGCAAACGTCTTGGTCTAAATAGCTTTCGGGAAGTCCAGAAAGCATCTCTATAAGCTGTCGATATGTCATACCACCTCCAAAACTGTAAAGAATGTCACAAGAACGATCGACGCTAGCAGTACCTCTGCCAGCCTGTCGAATCGGTTAGGGTCGTAGTTGAGCATTAAAGTGCTTCCTCCTCGTGTTCAATAGGTTCATGTTCGTGTAGGCGTCCGGTGTCACCATCGTACAGCAGGTGGCCAGCCGGTCCGGTTATTCCGCTGAAGCGGTTCTTGAGGACTCTTATATGGGTCGTGTTGCGATCCGTCTCATCCTCTGCCTGTCCGTTTCGCTCCAGACCAATTACGAAGTCTGAAAGCTGAGCGATAGAAGCAGATCCGCGAAGCTGTGCAATCGATGTTGCCGCCCCGTCTTCGTGGCCCTTACCTTCTGGCCGTTTCAAGTGGGACACAGCGAAGAGTACGATGCCGGTGTCCTGCGTGAGTGTGCGTAGCTTTGTCATGATCTCGTCCAGTGCCTTGCGCTCGTCGCCGTACTGACCACCAGAGACCAAGATGCTGATGTGGTCTAAGATAATCACCTTGCAGTCGAGCGCTTTAGCCATGAAGCGTACACGGCTGACCACTTGGTCAACAGTAGCGCCCGTGTCGAACGACGCGTCCATAATCATAAGCTGATCGTCACCAAACACACGGTCGAAGCTGGCCTTGTATTCCTCTGTACCGCGTTTAACGCTAGAGGTAGGCAAGTGTACCGGCGTGCTTAGATCAACGCTCATGAAGCCCTCGGCGGTCCGCTCAACGGCCTCCTCCATGAACAGGCAACCAATGCGGTGCGGCGTGGTCTTCTTGATGTGCATTACCACCTCGCGAAGGATAGACGACTTACCCAGACCAGAGCCCGCGCAGATCGTTATCAGCTCCGTAGGGCGGAAGCCGTAGGTTAGGGCGTTGATCGGTGCCCAAGGGTAGTAGCCAATGGCGTCAGGGCGCTCAGTGTTCAGCTTCTCCCATAGCTCAGCGCTAGACAGGACACCTTGCGGCGTATACTGCGAGGCCGACCAATAGAGGTCCGTGAACGCCTTAGACTCGCCGGTCTTGAGGTAGTCGCAGGCGTCCTTACCCGTGCGGGGATCAAGGCGCATGACGCGAAGCTTTCCAGCAAACACGTCTGCGGCCTTGTCGATCCCCGCCTTGCCTGCGTCGTCGGCGTCGAAACAAAGTACGATCTCCTCGAAGCCGTCCAAGAACTGGAAGCTATCCTTGAGATCCTTACCCGCCGCCGCCGCGCCGCCCTTAAGGGACACCACCGGAACCTTACCACCGAACATCTGATTGGCCGCTATGGCGTCTAGCTCGCCCTCTGTGATGACGATGCGGTTACGCTGGTGGTTGCCGTACTTCTGCTCACCAAAGAGGCCGGCACCTTTTAACTCACCGACAACGCGAAACGTCTTATTGTCCACGTTGCGTACCTTGAACGCACATGGGGTTGTATCGTCACCGCTGAAATAAGGGTATGCGTGTGTATTGTCACCAATAACCGCACCATAAAAGCTTACGTTACCGCTTGACAGCGAGCGCTGTGGGATGCTGGAAGGCTTACCATCGGCCCAAGCGCGTTGTAGGCGCTCAAGCTCTAAGTCCAGCGGCTTGTATTCAACTTGATTTGTCATACTCGGTCGGCCTCCTTCGCCTCTCTCGTAATGTTGGCATGAATAGCAGTATGTGTGTCCGTCGTCGTACTCCGCCACTGCGTCACTAGAGCCGCATTCGTCGCAGGGTAGCTTGGAGCGTATCACTTGGCTGTCATTTCTTTCCATCTCGGCCATCCTCTCCCCTCACGCTGAAGTGGTAGGGGTCCCTGTACTCTTCGACAGGCAGAATTTGGGGCGTATGTGCCCGTCGGACGCGCTCCCTAAAGAGGCGCTCTTCATAAGTCTCTGTTATTTCTTTGGCGCTGTCAACTCCTGAGAGTTTAGCGACCATATCTTGGAAGATAGACACTATAGGTCTCCTCTAATTAGGTTTAATAATACACAATGGTTTAAAGGACCTCTTGACAGATTTTGAGGTCGTTCATATAATGATTTTGAGCCCTTAAGGGATCTCTAAAGCCCTTCAAGCTTTTAATGGGATGTGATTAAGCTTTTGATGGTTTCCTTAGAGGAACCTTAAAGCTACTCTGTAGGTGTCGCCTTAGTCGCTCCCTCTTCTGTCGGCCACTTGCGTTTCATAGTAGACACAGCGCCCACCATCTCAGGGATCGGGTTGTATGGCACCCACTCAAGATGTCCACCAGCGTCTAAGTACTCTTTTACCTCATCCGCCAGTGCCGCAGACTGTGCCGTCTTGGCGGGCTTAAGGGGTGCGATAGCGTCGTCACTCCAATCAAAGAAATTATCCATTTGCGTCTATCTCCTCTAAGATAGTGTCTATTAGTTCGGCAATAACGACCAGCTCACCAGCTAAGTAATCGCTCTTGCTCTCTCGTATGTGTGACTCTACCTCCACCAGTAGGCGGACAGCTCCGCGCCCGTGGTGTTGCAGTAGTAGCTTCCGATGCGGTGCTGTACAGGGTCCATTAGTAGACATAGTTGATGTACTCCTTTTCTGTTTCGTCGTACTCACGGCAGAGGTCTGTATATTCCTCCTGTAAGCGGGCCAGTGTGTATTCTTCTGCCTCGCTGAGTCCGTAGTCTCTGTCCATCTTCACAAGCTTGCCTGCCGCCTCTTCAATCAAGTCGATCACGTCAGCCAGTGCGTCCTGCCTCTCGTTATAGTTCATCGTAGGTAATCTCCTGCTTTGCCATCTAGCGGCCATACTTCAAAGTCTGAATTCTCTAGCGTCGAGCGGTAGAACACCTTGGCTCGCGCCCCTGTCTTAATGTTTAGCTCGATGGCGTACCTTGTCGCCGTTGTGAATGAAAAGCTTGACTCCAATTCAAAGGCCTTCGCGCCTTCGGTAAGCGTCACGTAATAATATGCCGTCATCTTCTTACAATCTCCTTTATTAGTTGCAGAGCCTCTGCCCTGTCGAAATTCCTGCTGTTTACCAGTCGGTCGGCGTGGTAGCTACTGGCGCAGTGATTGATCTGCCAGAAAAATACTCCGTTGACTACCCATACCACCGCCTGAGCGGCTCTGTATTGCTCTCTAAGGCGATAACAGCGCCCGCATAGTGTCTCTGTACTCTGCCCGCCTAAAAGCGCGTTAAGGAGCACCGAGAGCGCCCTAAGTATCTCCATCGCCCGACCTCCTGCGTGCGTTATGTTCGATGGACTGCTTCAAGACGGCATCCCA